AAGATCCCAAAATAAAAATCGATCATCACGGCAATCTGTTAATTCCTGCCTACGATGAACACGGCAAAATTTGGAATTTGCAGACCATAGAACCTGATGGCACCAAATATTTTATTAAGGGTGATACCAATGATTCAGGCGAATGGGAAGCCGGTGGTGGTCGTATGGGTGGTTTGTTTTTCATGATCGGTGAAGTGCAGCTTGATTTGTATGACGCTCACATCATCTGCATCGCTGAAGGTTATGCAACTGGTATGTCTATTCACATGGCAACCAGTCATCCTGTGGCGCTGTCCTTTGTGGCAAATAATTTACCCAAAGTTGGTGCAGCATTACGCCAAAAATACCCAAAAGCCGTGTTTGTCTACTGCGCTGATGATGACAGTGCTAAAGAAGATACAGGTATCAAATATGCCCAAGAAGCACAATCAATTACAGGTGGCATCATTGTACTGCCTGATTTTACGCAAGTTCAGGAGTCTATCGCATGAATTCTAAAGTTTATACAGACTTCAATGATTTGCATGTTGTTTGCGGGTTAGAAGAGGTAAGCAAACAGATTAATTCTGCTATTTCTTCTTTGCAGTTTTCCCCCGAACCCCCAATAAATGAAGCCCACAATTTTCATGGTCAAACATTGGATGAAATGGAAAGTAATGCTGTTTGTGAAGGGGTGCAGGGGAGTATTTCGCAGGAAAATGATGCACCTGCTGAAAATAAGCAGAAACCTGAAATTAATGAGGTTTTACTGCAAGGTTATTTGAATCGTTATTTTTTAGTTGAAGGTAAAACTGAAATTTGGGATAGCGAACAAAAAACAGTAATGAAAAAAACTGCTTTTATCGCACTGATTAGCCAAAAGTACTTCAAGCTATGGTCTGCTAAACGCCAAGTGATTTCACAGGATGTATTCCGTAATCACATGGATGAAGCCAATGCAGCCACTATTCAGGAACTATTAGATAACTTTGTCGTTTTGGCGGGTACACAAGAATCATGGAATATTAATCGTCGTGAACGTTGGCTGAACAAAGCAATCAAAGAGGCATATCCAAATATCTATGATTTGTGGTTTAAGTCTCCAGTGCGTAAACAAATCTATCACCGTAATTTGATCTTTGATCCGACTTGCTCTCATGACTTAGATGAAAATTATATCAATATGTTTAATGGATTGCCGTTGGATGTATTGCGCGATGCGAATGGTACTCAAATCTCTGTACAGGATGCTGCAAAAATGTGTCCTGGTATTATTAGTTTGATACATCATTTATGCAGTCATGAAAAAGAAGCGGTGATGTTCCTGCTCAAATGGTTAGCTTATCCGCTTCAAAATATGGGTGGAAAAATGGCGACTTGTGTACTCATGCATGGTGATACTCAAGGCGCGGGTAAATCAGTATTGTTCGGTAAAATCTTTAAAAAGATTTATGGTGACTATCACACAACGGTTGGCCAACAGCAGCTGGATTCTAACTATAACGAATGGATTGAAAATAAACTTTTCGGTTTGTTTGAGGAAATTGTAGATAACAAGAAAAAGCATAACGTGATGGGGATGATTAAGCATTTGATCACTGGTGAGACTTTGTATGTCAGTAAAAAGTTTGTCAGTGGTTGGGAAATGGATAATCACTTAAACACAGTGTTTTTATCTAACAATACACAGCCATTACCGATTGAAGAAAAAGACAGACGCTTCCTTGTCCTTAATCCGACTAAAGCTTTGGAAGGTAAATTGTATGAAGCAGTGATGCAAGAAATCAATTCTGAAGGGATTCGTGCTTTCTTCACTGTGCTCATGGGTATGGATCTAGCTGATTTTAATGGTCACACAAAGCCACCAATGACCAAGGCTAAAAAAGCTTTGATTGACTATTCACGTCCAGGCTTCGATACGTTCTATACGGATTGGAAAAATGGCGAGACGAAGTATCCGTTTATCTCGTGCAAATCCGAACAGCTCTATCAAGCATTTATTCAATGGACTAAAAAGACAGGTGAGCATCCAATCAGTATGAAGCGATTCATAGGGGAAGGACGTAAGCATGGCTTTATACCGAGCGAAAAAGCCAAACATTGGAAAGGTATGAAGAAGAGTGGACAGAATAAAATTATTATTATTGGAGTTAAGCCAGATGATAAGAAAGAGCAGGATTGGTTGGGGTTGCAAGTTGAAGAATTTCAAGATAGTCTCGATGGTACTCCAGAGGTTATGGGCTATGGCAATATCTAAAATAAGCATGCCATGTGAACCATGTGAACCTTTGTGTGAATCATTTTCCTACAATGGTTCACACGCCAACATACTGAAATCATTAAGTAATTATACTCATGTGAATGATGTGAACCATTTGCATGCGTGCGCGCGCGTAGAGAAAATTTCACTTTTATGTTTTTCCGTCCTTAAAAACACTAAAAAACGAATTTTTCTCACACGAAATAAAATACAAAAACCATTCACATCATTCACATTTCTTAAAAATGCTTATAAATCATTAATAATTAATAGGAATTTATGTGAACCTTTTTTTATAAATCATTCACACATCATTCACATCATTCACAAAATTTAAAAAGGACAACAAAATGGAAAAATATTTGCGTTTGTTAAATCCAAAAACAACAAATTTCGATTCAATCGGTGGCGGTAATTTTGGTGCATTGACCCGTGAAGATGTACTACTGGCGATCAGTTATGCTCGTTTGAGTACTGCTCAAGATACTTTGATTAAGTGTTTGATGGGGCATTTCACAATTGAGGAGATAGAACGAGTGTCATGCACATTGATTTCTGCTTACACACTGCGTGATCCTGAGATCAGTATCAATGATCATAATGGAATTTTGGCATTCAAAGTTGCAATGCTTGAGTTGTTTGCTTGCTCTTCAAATTACAAACCGACTTATCGTAATCGTGCTGCCCTTGCTGGTAAGTCACACATGTATGTGAAGCGGTCACTTGACCACTTGATTGATGATCTTAAATCTCAACTGAAAAAAGATTTAGAACAAGCTGTTAAGCGAATTAGCAACCAAATTAGAAGTTAAATTACTAAAAAGGTATTTTTGGTATTGACAGTTGTTACAGTTTTAAACTACATTTCTCCACAATGCAAAACTGTTTTTGAAGCGCAGTAAGTTCTCAAGAGTCTCTCCCCAGAGGCTCTTTTTTTATGGCTGTATGTCAGGCACGGGGCAGGGCATACAGTCTTTTTTTGGGTGAGCAGATGATTGAAGTTCATGTGAAGCAAACGAAACGTCGAGTCTTGTTTAACTTCATGTTGTGCTTGGTTGTGACTGTAGTAATCAAAGTATCTGATAAGTTCGAGAATCAAACATGACAAGCAAGGTACCGCAAAAAGCTAAGCGTCCATGCCTATCATCGGGCTGTAAAGACTTTGCGTCCAACAAAGGATACTGCGACAAACATCAGAACCGAGTGAAGCAACGTGATCGTGATCGCGGGACTGCACATCAACGTGGCTATGATGCTGAGTGGAAAAAACATCGTGACCAATTCTTGTTGGAACATCCGCTGTGTGTTGAGTGTCGTCGCAAAGGTTACGTGATGCCAGCAACGGTGGTCGATCATATCGTTGCACACAAGGGCGATAAGGATCTGTTCTGGGACAAATCAAACTGGCAACCGTTATGTGAAACACACCATAACATCAAGACTGCATCAGAGGATCGCGGGGCTTGGATGCCAGTAGTGAACAAGCCTGTGATAGATCCTGATCGAATGAATCCTTTCAAAGTTGGTGACACAGTGACCATTGCAAATGATGTGATCCTCAGCCGACTTGGTTGTACTGATCAGGATCAATGGGAAGTACTCGATGTGCTGAATGAAAAGATTCTCGAAGTATCCAACGGCATGAAGATACAGCAACTGCACTTCACACATTTTAAGAAACATACTGAGACTGCACACGTTAGCTAGTCTCAATGTTGACAGCTCGGAAAGACGGCACGCTCATGTGTAAGCAAAACTCATGAACGTTATAGGCTCGACAGGATGTTGAGATAAGGCGGGTACAAGATGGATTTGACTTTGGTGACGGCAAGCCATTAACGCATAAGTTGGCCATAGCAAACGACACTTCGAATCCCTGTCAGCAACGGCAGGGATTTTTAATTTCAAATTTTATTTAGGGGATATGGGGTCAAAAGTCAAAACCGACCTCCCGATAAAGACCGCCCCCCCATGAAATTTTCTCTCCGTGAGAAAAAATCGAAAGGGAGGGGGGTATCAGAGGTGATTTATGACTGATAAAGATTTCACATTCCAAGCTGGATCTGAACTACTGCAACCGAAGGTAGCAGTAAAGGCAAAAATCCCGCCTAAGCCTGCAGGCTTGACCAAAGTTGCAAATGCAGTTTGGGAAGAGTTAGGACCAAAACTTGTTGAAGTTGGTCTGCTTAGTGAGGTGGATGGAGCAGCGTTTACATTGCTGTGCCGAAATATTTCTGACTATGAAGCTGTCTTGGCCAAGTTACAGACCGTTGATGACTTCGTGGATGAGACACCAAATAAATTTAAGGTCCAATCAGTGTGGTTCACATTACGGAACCGACTGCATGATGACATTTTGCGACTGTCCAAAGAATTTGGTCTGACTCCAGCTTCTCGAAGTGGTATGCGTGGTGCTCAGACGGATAAGAGTCAGCAATTGGGTCTTGGGTTTGAAACGCCTGAACCAGTGAAAACAGAGAGTGCATTTACAGTGCGTAGACGATCATGAGCGAAAGAAATTATTTAGAAATCATGCACCAGTACTGCAAAGACGTGCAAACAGGTGTACGAATTGCAGGAAAGTTTGAAAAATTAGCAGTAAAACGTTTTCTAAATGATTTAAAACGCCAAGAAAACGACCACGATTTTCCATATTCATTCAATGAAGAACGCATGAATCATGTGTGCTCATTCATTGAAAATTTGCATCACTGGAAAGGTGCTTTAGCGCGTAAGCATTTCATCTTAGATCCATGGCAAGTTTTCGTTGTTGGAAACATTTTCGGCTGGGAAGATGAGGACGGTATCAGACGTTTTACTGATGCTTATGTCGAAATTTCTAAGAAAAACGGCAAATCTACCCTTGCTGCTGCCATTGGTTTGTACATGTTATGCGGTGATGGTGAAGCGGGTGCTGAAGTTTATGCAGCAGCTGCCAATTATGACCAAGCAAAAATTGTGTGGCAGGATGCCAAACAGATGGTACTGCTGAATGCTGAATTAAGAGCAACATTTGGTATTGAAACGACTCAGTATGAGATCCGTTCGACCACTGGCAACGACAACAGTATTTTCCGTCCGATTGCGACAGACAAAGAAGGCAGTAAGGACGGTAAAAACGTCCATTGTGCCATTCTTGACGAAATTCATGCGCATAAAGATTCTGAAACTTACGACATCATGGCAGATGGTGTCATTGCTCGTCGTGAGCCTTTAGTTTTGGGTATTACCACAGCAGGCAGTAATAAAATCGGGGTCTGTTGGCGTGAGCGCTGCAAAGTTGTTGATATTTTGTATGGTAAAGATAATTTAGAGCGTTATTTCGGCATCATTTTTACCATCGATAAGGGTGATGACTGGCGAAATCCTGCGGTTTGGCCAAAAGCCAATCCGAGTATGGGCGTAGCGTTTGACACAAATTACTTGCAAGGCAAATACAAGAAGATCAAAACCGCTGCTGAAGAAAGCCGATTTAGACAGAAAAGTTTGAATGAATGGGTGCAAGGGGCAGACAGTTGGATTGCTTCGAGTGAATGGGAGTTGATTGCAGATCCGAGCGTCACTGAAGATGATTTTAAAGGATGTATTTCTTTTGGTGGCTTAGACTTGGCAAGCAAAATGGACTTGGCAGGTTATGTGAAATGGTTCCCTAAACTGATTGATGGGCGTGTGCATTGGTATATTTTTGCGCATCAGTACATCAACTCCAACGTGGTAAATCAAAGACGTGCAATGGACGGTCAGAAACGTCCAGATGAATATTTGGATTGGGTCGAAAGCGGTCATCTGATTGAAACGCCAGGGAACGTCACTGACTTTTCACAGATTTATAAAGATGTGATCGAAAGTCATTTGCAAGCCAATATGTATGAAATTGGTTTTGACCCATGGAATGCAGCGCAATTCGGGCAGGATTTGATTGCCGATGGTTTAGAAGCAATTGAAGTTCCTCAAAAGGTCAATCCCTTGAGTATCGGCATGCGTTGGATGGAAGAGTTGATCCGTGATGGACGGCTTCATCATGATGGCAATCCCGTGCTGCATTGGTGTATGTGCAACATTGAAGTTAAAGAAGACAACAACAGCAACATTTTCCCACGTAAGCCTGACAAGGCACGAAAAATTGATGCTGGTGTGGCTGCCATTATTGGTGCTACACGGGCAATGCTTTGGGATAAGTTGGACGTTTTTGACTTGGTACCAGGTGAAGGTGATGCCGATTGGGATGTTGATGATTATTTGAATAATTTTGTGGCGGTACGACGATGAAGACAAGTGCAAAAGTAGCAAAACATCGGCTGAATTTCTGTCTTGAAAAAGACAGAATTCAATCTGCTGTTTTTAAAGAACGTGAAGTCGGGAATCGAAGTGCTGGACCAGATGGATTTAAGCGCGGTGTGATTTTCGATTCACCACGTAGTCAAAGCAATATTGCTCGAACTGCAACATTTGATCGGGCAATGACACTCAGTGCTGTATTTGCTTGCCATAAGATTTTGGCTGAAACGGTGGCAAGTTTGCCCATTGAAATGTTTACTTTCGATAAAAGCCGTAACCGAACACAAGTATTTGACCATGAGCTGATCAAGCTTTTGCGAAATAAGCCAAACGATCATCAAACATGTATCGAGTTTAAAGAAACCTTGATGCTGAATTTGATCAATGGAAATGCTTATGTTCGAAAATATTATTGGCACAAGGAATTAATTCAGCTTGAGGTCATAAACAATGGGGTTGTGACCCCAAAGTTGAATGACAGAGGCAAAGTTGAATATCACGTTTCCTATTTCAACGGTAAAAAGGAAGTACTGACAACCAAAGAAATTTGGCACATCAAATTATTTGGCAATGGCCTTGTGGGGATGTCGCCTTTGGCGTATGGAGCACGAACAATTGGGATTGGCCTTGCGACAGATGACAAAGTTGGCAAGATCATGGAAAACGGTGCAAAACCACATGGTTATTTGAGCACTGATCCAAAAGTCAGACTGAAAAAAGAACAACGAGATGGTCTTCGTGAAGAGTTCACCGACATGATTTATGGAGATGAATTCTTTTTACCAGTCTTAGAGGGTGGTTTGACATTCAATAAAATGTCTTTGACACCTGAAGATATTGAACTTCTTGAAAACCGTCGATTCACAGTTGAAGAAATTTGTCGTTTCTATGGTGTCCCTAGTGTCCTAGTGAATGATACGAATGGATCGACGACATGGGGTAGCGGTATCACTGAGTTGGTGGATGCTTTCTATCGTTTCGGTCTGCGCCATTATTTTGAACGTATTGAAGAATCGATTCGTTTAAACCTGATTGAACGTATCGATTGGGATAAATACGAATTCGAATTCAAGATCAAAGACTTGCTGAGAGCTTCAATTAAAGACCGTGTTGAGATCAACTCAAAACGAATTATCAATGGGCAGTCTACGATCAACGAAATTCGTCGTGAGGAAGGCGACCCAGTTAAAGAAAATGGTGATCAGTTGTTGGTTGCAGCGAATCTTGTGCCGTTGGATCGGCTGATTCAAACGCCACAGGGGAATGTTAATGAAACAAAGTAATCGTTTAAAAATGCGTGAAAAACCGCGTGTGGATCTGCCAGATGTGAAATGTCGTTTTTTACAATTGGCACCACAGGAAATGCGTATTGTTCCTGCTGAAGAGGGCAGTACTACTTTTCGCTTTGAAGGTTATGCCGTTAAGTGGGCTAGTATCAATTCACATCGTGAACAATGGGTGAAAGGTGCATTTGCTGACTTAGTGAATGCAGTGAAAGCGGGCGTTAAAGTCGTTCACATGTATTACAACCATGGATGGTGGAATTATCGCTATACCAATCCAGCCATGGCATTACGTATCGGTAAGTGGATCAGCATTGAAGAGGACGAAATTGGTCTGAAAGTGATTGGTGAACTGACACCAGGGCTTTGGCTTGCTGATCAAGTTCGCGCCATGCTTGAACACGGTACCATCGATGGCTTCTCGATTTCATTCTATGAACCAAATCCAATGGATATTGAAGAGGTTGTAGGCGAAAACTACATTCGAATTCATCGTGGTAATATTTACGAGATTTCGGCATGTGATGAGCCTTCGGATCGTGATGCCCGAACGACTGATGCTGAATTGAGTCGAGTGCAGTCCATGGATGATATGAAAGCATTACTCAAAGGGCGTGGTTTTGGTGATGACGCAATTGGCGATTTAATCAATCGAATCCAAACGTTTACAAAACCAGTTGAACCACAAAAGAAAGTCGAAAGCCCGT